CTTAGATATGTCTTTCCTAGCTCTGGCCAATATTGTATAAGGCATGGCACTTTTGCATAGTGAGAACTCACCAATGCAATTGTACCATGGACTCTTAATTTCATTATCGACCAGTTTGGCAGAGGCTTTTGGAATCCCATAAGGATTCTCGATGTTACATGTGTCACAAACAAAAGAGTGAAAGGGCGTCTTTTTTGTGCACATGTGGCGGGGTCCGGTCTTTCCATAAGTTCCTAGTACATCGATGGCCACATCTTTGGGTAATGTATTGGTAGCACAAAACTTGTGCACACCAACGGTACATTCCTTCTGATGTCCTTCAAAAGCAGCATCTTCAGACAGAACAACAAACTTACACACATTGTCGAGCTCAGTGATAGCTTTCTCAATGTCTGTCTGAGTGATGTACTGGGAACATTCATCATTATCTCCTCTACCATTTCCTGGCTTCTCAACCCCAGCTATGTGCATTCCAACAATCTCAGGCTTGCGCATGTCCGATATAATCATCGAACAACACATTCCTTGTTGTGGAGTTTCATTAGCTGTGCCGATAAAGCCGTCTCCATTAAAGGTCACGCCATTGACAGTATACTTGAACGATTTCCTAGCTAAGCCAGTGACATCGAGAACAGTAAGCTGATGCTTTTTGTCTCGAATTAACATCTTAGCATTGCTGTGTCCGTTCGGGTTTACTCTCTTCGCGAAGCAATCTTTAATATCCCGGGAAAAGTTAACTCCAGTCAACCTTAACATAACATAATCGTTATGAAAGGAGACCCATTGTCTTTCCCCATCATGACTACCCATATCAACGGTAACCTTGTCTTTTCTACCATTTGGTCGGATAATATCCCATACTGCAACTTCAGGGATACGATTGGTAAAATGTCTAGGTACCATAAGGTGATGTTTATCAACGAAAACTCCGTTGATTTCATACACCTTATTTTGATTTTGTACGCATACACGAACTTGGTTGTTCGATACACGTGAAATCAGTTGATCCGTAGTCATGGTTGCGGTTTTTCCTCCTGCTGTATTACCTGCTAAGCCGCGGAATACACTCCAAATAGATTTCTGCTCCATCTTCTCTGCAGCTTCTTCTGGGGTGTCGGCTTCTAAAGCTTGTCCGTTAAAATGTAACGAAGACATCTTCAATAGGTAAGTCAAGAAGAAAATCCCGGTTCCAAACAATGCTACTTTTTTCATAAGCAACGTTCT